TTAATCTTTTAGATCGGCTAGGTCGTAAGCGTATTGTTATGGATCGTCAATGCGACGAGCCGTATCTTGAACGCTATTACTTGTTTCTAAAAGATAGGAAAACATTTCCATTTAATATATTCTTACATAAGTTTTTAAAGGGCGATCCAGATGATGTTCATGATCATCCGTGGCCGTATGCTACACTAATACTCAAAGGTGGTTACTATGAATACACTCCTAATTTCGAATATGGCAAAATGGTTGGAGAAACAAAGCATTGGCGTGGTCCTGGTCACTTCCGCTTATGCAGTTCTCACAGCTATCATCGTATCGAATTGGTTCCTGGAATAACTGCTTGGACTTTGTTTATGCCGGGTCCTCAAAAAAGAGAATGGGGATTTTTAGTTAATAATAAGTGGGTGCAACACGAGCAGTACCTTAAGGAAAGATATGAAAAAGTTAGTAATTAACAATGACGACTTTAAAGGTCTAGTCAATAAGATTTGTAGAGATATTGCATTAAGCAACTGGAAACCTGATTATGTTGTGGGATTAACTAGGGGCGGGCTACTACCTGCTGTTATGATTAGTCATTACTTAAATGTACCCATGCAATCATTAGACGTTAGTCTGCGTGACGGAGGCGAATGCGTTAGTAATCTAGGTATGGCAGAAGATGCGTTTGGGTATATCAATCACGACCCAATGTCATCAGGTGATGGTAGAAAAAATATCCTTATTGTAGACGATATCAATGATCAAGGTAGTACACTAAACTGGATTATGGAAGACTGGCCGAGTGGTTGTTTTCCAAACGACGAACGATGGGAAGAAATTTGGAATAACAATGTTCGATTTGCAGTTATTGTAGATAATCTATCTAGTAAATGTGAAGCTCCAATGAATTATTGGGGCATGGAAGTAAACAAAGCCGAAGAAGATGTTTGGATTGAATTTCCTTATGAGGAGTGGTGGACAAAATGAAGAAAGAAATTTTACCAGGAAGTCGTTGGGGTTCAGGCACTGATAAAAAATTTATTGTAATCCATGTAGTTGAAGTTGATGGACATACATGGGTTCATTATCGAGATGACAAAGTTCTTGAGCCTAGAGAATATAGTTGCTATATAGAAAGTTTTGAACAACGCTTTACAAGCCTACCCGAATGAAACAAAAATTAAAACAAGCATACATGAAAACTGCGGAGACATTTGCAGAGCTTAGTCATGCTCGGCGATTGCATGTAGGTGCAATCGTAGCCAAAGATGATAGGATTATCTCTATTGGCTACAATGGTATGCCAGCAGGTTGGGATAATAACTGTGAATATGAAGTAACAGAATTTCAAACCGAATACGGTGTTGGCAGTAAGTTAGTCAACACCGGTGAGTTAAAAACTAGACCCGAGGTATTACATGCTGAAACAAATGCGATTGCCAAACTGGCTAAATCTAACGAATCTGGTTTGGGTGCTACTATGTTTATTACCCATGCTCCATGTTTGGACTGTGCCAAACTTATCTACCAAAGTGGTATTAGCAGTGTTTTATATCGGAACACTTATAGGGATACAAGTGGTATCACGTTTCTGGAAAAATCAGGAGTAACTGTTGAACAACTTATCTAAATGGACTGTACCGGTTGAGGAAGATCCAGATACCGGCGATGCAATAATAACATTTCCGCCTGAGCTATTAGAACAAGCAGGTTGGAAAGAAGGAGATACACTTGTTTGGACAGATAACAAGGATGGCTCTTGGACTTTAACAAAAAAGAGTGTATAATAACGTATGAGTAAAATTAAAATTGCAGAGCTGTTTTACAGCATTCAAGGTGAAGGTCGCTACATGGGTGTGCCTTCTGTGTTTTTACGCACATTTGGTTGTAACTTTAAATGTGCGTTGAGTCACCCTAAGATGTCAGGCTTGAAAGAGATTACATTTGAAACAAATGGCACTCAAAAGCTAACAGAAGAATTTAAAGAATATCTGGTAGAATGGCAAATGCCTAATATGGATTTTGCTAGAGAAGTTACATTTAGCGTAAGTGCTAAACTACCATGTAGTGGAGAGAAATGGGAAGAAGCAATTCTTCCAGAAGTAGTTTGTGAATACGAAAATTTCGGTACAGCATATTTGAAATTTGTTATTGCCACAGAACAAGATTTTACCGATGCCGAATGTGCTATTGCCGCATATCGCAAAGCAGGCTTTAAAGGACATGTTTATCTAATGCCGGTAGGTGGTGTTGAAAGTGTCTACGCATTAAACAATAAGAATGTAGCATTACTAGCAATGAAAAACGGTTTACGTTATAGCGACAGACTACAAGTACCGTTATTTAAAAATGAGTGGGGAACTTAATGATTAAACAATTCTTTAAAAAGATTACAGGCTTACAAGCATTAGAAGATGCAACACAAAACGCACTAGCAGAAGCAGAGACTGCAAAGAGTATTGCTAAACAGCATTTAGAAGAAGCAATTGCAGCTGAAGCAAAAGCAGCAGAAGCTAAGTTAACTCCTAAAGAACGTGCTACACAAAAGGGCGAGCCGTGGGTAGCTGTACTTGACACACATGTTAACAAAGACAATCTACGTAATGGATTCTTTGAGCTTGATTGGAACGATGAGTTTATTGTACAATTGAAGTTGCAAGGATATGGCTATGATGGTGATCCAGATGAAGAAATTGCAGATCGATGGTTCCGTGCATTGTGCGGAGACATTGGACAAGAGGAAGGTGTTAGCATGGATCGCCGTGGGGCAGGATATGTTGACGTTAAGAAAATTGCCCCAGGTAAAGCAGAAGTTTCATGACATATATTTTAGTAGATACAGCAAATACTTTTTTCCGTGCTAGGCATGTTATCAACGGTGACGCTGATATCAAGCTTGGCATGGCTTTTCACATTACGTTAAACTCCATCAAGAAAGCATGGAAAGACTTTAACGGAAGTCATGTAATTTTTTGCCTTGAAGGGCGCAGTTGGCGCAAAGACCATTATGCTCCATATAAAAGAAATCGTAGTGATGCCCGTGCTGCACATAACGAACGTGAACAAGAAGAAGAAAAATTGTTCTGGGAAGCATTTGATACATTTAAAGACTTCATTACAGAAAAAACTAATTGCACAGTATTGCAACATTCGCAGTTAGAAGCCGATGATTTAATTGCTGGATGGATTCAAAGTCATCCAAATGATGATCATGTAATTATTAGCACTGACACAGACTTTGTTCAATTAATTGCACCCAATGTAAAACAATACAACGGTGTAAGCGAAACAACCATTACACACGAAGGATACTTTGACGAAAAAGGTAATTATGTAATCGATAAGAAAACACAGTTGCCTAAAGAAATTCCAAATCCAGAATGGTTGTTATTTGAAAAGTGCATGAGAGGTGATACTAGCGATAATGTGTTTAGTGCATATCCAGGTGTTCGCAAAGAAGGCACAAAGAAAAAAGTTGGATTAAAAGAAGCATTTGCAGATCGCAACACAAAAGGATTCAACTGGAACAACATGATGTTGCAACGTTGGACCGATCATGAAGGTGTAGAGCATCGTGTACTAGATGACTACACTCGAAATTGCACTTTGATTGATCTAACAAAACAACCAGACGAAATTAGAACTATAATTACTGATACTATCGATACTGCTATTGCAGCCGATAAAAATATCAGCCAGGTAGGTATTAGATTGATAAAGTTTTGCAATCTTTATGACCTAAAGAAAATTGCAGATCAAGCTCAAGCATATGCCGAACCATTAAATGCGAGGTATAAACAATGACAGACTTACAGGCAAAACCAGTAATTGAAAATAAATTCTGGATCGTCGAGAAAGACGGAAGTAGATACGCTACATTACGAAAAGACGAAGAAAATAGATTTGTAATGTCTAATGCAACTGGAATTAAAATTTTTAAAAATAAAGAAAGTGTTACTAAACAATTTGGTAAAGACTTTTTTATTGCAAAGATTATTAAAGAAGCAGACAACGCACCAGTAAACGAAGTACACGGATACTCTACAAGTGTTGAACCACATAATGCAATGTTTGACATTAAAAGACGACTACCACTGTTTACCAAAAGCAGTGATTCTAAAAGTTTATATTGTGCAGGTCATTACATCATTAAATTCGATAAAGGTTGGGTTAAAAGTTTTTGTCCAAAATTTATCACACTTGATAGATACGAATATCGTGGTCCATATAAAACAGAAAACGATTTAAAACAGGCGCTATCAAATGTCTCACGATAAACTACCAGAACGATTAACTAGTGTTGAAAAACTAGTACAACGCTTAAAAAGTGCTGAATTAAGTAATCAACGAGAAATCAAGATGTCAATACAAGAAGCTCGAGAGATTATAACCGACTTATCTATATTGACTTCCAAAATGGCTAATCATGTGCAAGATATACGTGAAAGTCTACATAAATTAGAAGCAAATCAAGGTGTTGTTGAAGTTAAGATGGACGGTGGATCGTTCTAGAGAGATAAATATATGCGTACATAACGGATATGCATATATGAGTCGACCAAAACCTAAAGTCCTTCTAGAACACGCTAGCAAGGATAATTATAAATTAGAACAAATCCTAGAGTCGGAAGCTATCTGGGCGGTGTTTTTTAAAGGGCAACCTTTTAATCTAAAGAGCGGTAGCTTAGTGGCTAGTTATCCCGGACCTAAATATAAAAAAGTATCATTTAGTAATCCCGGACATGCACACAATCTAGCAAAGAAATTAAATCGTTTGTTTAAAACTTCAGACTTCGCAGTATATAAACTTACATCAGGTGAAGAAATAACAATTTAAAATGGATGTAAAAGATCGCTATACTGCTGTATTTTTAAAAGCAGTTAACATTACACCAACCGAAACTGCCCTTAAGGATTACAAATCTGTTTGGTGGTTAAATTTTAGAAATAAAAATGAGGGCGGGCTGCGATTAACCGAACAAGGCTTAGAGTTTGTAACTACCAAAGCCGAGATAAAATCTTACTTTATAGAGTTTCCAAAAGGTCTAAGTGTTACACCGCAGGTGTTAATATGGTTAGACAACTTTATAAAATCACCATATTTCATAAACAAGAAAGGTATTACAGTATTGTCGGAAAAAACAGCATTTGAGCTGTACTTATTTTCTGGAGATGTAAAGAAGATGGGTGCCAGCAAGGCACTTGCTAAATTACTCGCTCAAGAATCAAGCCACGATTGAATCTGTAGTTTAAATAAAAGTATGTTAAAATTAAACCCTTTGAGTGTTTGCAAGAAAAGGAAAGTTAGTTTTCTGCCTGTTCATTTTTCAAAGATACAGGTAGCAGAACAAGATTTTCTGTTTGATAACACCATGGAAGATTGGATTGAATCTAAACTACATGGTAGGTACGCAATTGTAAACTTGCCTCACTCGTCGGACGGTAACAAGACAACAACAAAGAAGTTTGTAGCTTTTGAAGATTCAAAAGAACTTACTTTTTTTATGTTAGCATATCCAAACATAAGGAGAACTTAAATGGAAGAGCAAGTAACACAACCAGTCCCAGAAGAACAAACTACTGGTCAGGAAGCACCTGCAGAATCAACTGAATTAAACATCAGCGATCTACAGGCATTAAAAGCAATCATCGATGTCGCAAGCGGACGCGGTGCATTCAAAGCCAACGAACTAGAAGCTGTTGGCAAAACGTATAATCGTTTAAACAACTTTTTAACACAAGTTACTAAAGGACAATAATCATGGCCCAAATTAAACACGTTGGGAAAATGAAAAATAACAACGCGAAAGTGCTTGTTGTTTTTCGTACACTACCCGGTGACCCATACTTTGGATTAGTTGTTGGCACAGCAAGTTTGTCCGATAGCTATCACAACGCAATTATTCAATTAGTTGAAAGCGCACAAGCACAAGATGCAAATGAGTTCGGAGATATTCTAGGTATTAGACATTTTCCAGACGGGCGTTTAATGTTGGAAGCATTACATTCAGACGGTAAACTTATTAAGGTAGG